TCTGCTAAAATTTGATGGTATTCTTTTTTAGAAGAATCCGTTTGCTGTTCTGCAGCAGTTTTATGAGCAATATAAGAATTGTAATGAGCAACGGAAGCTTCTTTGCTTCTACCCTTTGGATTTGTTACATAGGTAGTTTTAGCAAGCTCCGCTCTCATACTATTTAGAAATTCTTCCGATAGCATGTTATTTTACTTCAGGAGTTGCTTTCTTATTATACAGTTCAGAAGCTAAAGATACCTTGCGCTCATCCAAAACAGCGTTGATCTTCTCTGTCATAACACGAGTAAACGTGGTATTAGACTCGGAAGCCTTTCCATTGGCTAAAGCTTTAATTATTGAAGTAATATCATTGCTCATATATAACATCTATTTATAGATTTTACTCCCTGAAGATTAGTTCTGAGGTGGTAGTCCTGCTGGGGCTGGGTTTGAAGTAGCCTCAATTTCAGCCATTCTCATTTCTTCTGCATCCTGGGCCGAACCATCCTGGGTCATTTCGACATCCATCATCTCCATGTCCTCATCCGTCTGACGTAGGATATTACGACGAACCCATGTATCCGAGAAGTATTTGCCAATGAATGGCTGTGCAGCATTCAGGAGTTCAATACGCCCAGTAAGGACTTCAGCTTCTTTTAACTCGGTAAAGTAATTGTCCTGACGGAAATCAACCGTCATATCCTCACGAATCTGTGGCCAATCTTCTTCCGTAATGATGCCCTTGAGCATCAATTGTGTATGAAGTAGATCAAAGAACATAATCGAAAACTTCTTACGAAGACGGTCGACAAACTTCTGGAACTTGACCTCATCACGTGAAATCTCTGTGGTTCTACCAAGGCTGAATGGAGTTTCCGGCTCCATACGACCGATCGGTACATTGAGGCAACGGTAGAGTTTCTTTTGAAAGAATAGAATGTCGTCGATCTGACTTAGGTTCTCTCCACCCGGAAGTGTAGAGATTTCGGTGCCACGACCACCTTCACGGCGCGGAAGCCAGAAGTCTTCGAGCATCGACATATGCTTACGATCGTCACGGATTTCACCAGTTGATGCATCATATACCAGCTTGTTGCGGTACTGATTCATGATGGTACGCATATATTCTTCCGCCTTACCCTTTGGAAGATTGCCTACGTCGATGTAGAAAATACGGCGTTCCGGAGCACGTGCAAGACGATAGATGACCAATGAGTCTTCCATCATACGCAGTTGATTTACCGGCTTGATTGCCTTATGGAGCGGAGAAAGGACACGCTTACGAGTTGAATCAAGAATACCGGACGGCACATAACAGATTGCGTCTTTATTAATTTTGAGACCAATGTCAGACTTCTGGAGACCGCCATCCTGATAGAGGTAATATTCATCAAGATTCTTAATGATTTTTGCACCAGTATTAACGTCAATTTCTTCTTTAATCTCACGGACCTTACGGATACGGAGTGCATCAACTGCACGAAGTTCCTGGATACCTGCGTCTGGCTGGGTTTCATCAATGATCATATGATAGAACAAACGTCCATCAACATACCATCTACGGAATATATCCTGACCGTTATTACTAAAATTGAGTAATTTGCAGAGGTGATCAAACTCTCCACGAATCATCTTCTTAATTGAAGCCGGCTGTTCCAGACGGTCCAAATTAAGTTGTGCTGGAGCATCATCATGGTCTCCAACGATTGCTTCATTTACAATATCGTCAATTGCCTGGTCGCACTCGGGCTGTTCAGCTGCAATACGATACTTGCGGATTAGATCGACATCCGTCTTTGCTGCATCTCCATCAAGGTCGAGATACTGACCATAGTAACCTCCGGCGGCAATCGCAGTGGAACCATCTTCTTGCGTAGCTGGTACGAAAGACGCTGGCTGTTCTGCAATTCTCTTGCGTTTCTCAGCATCGCTGAGTTTTTCAAATTTCCATCCGAAGAATTCCATATTATATGTAGGGGTTGAATAAAGTGGGGGAGGAGTCCCAATGGCCAGCCTCCCCCACTGTCTTATTTATTCAATTTTTCGAAAAGGTATTAAGTAGTAATACCGTTAGCTTCCCAGTATGTCATCTGGAACTCAACACCGAATTCTTCGATGGTGTTTTCTGAATCGTAGCTGAGGTCGATAGCTGACAGAGCGGTTGGGAAACAGCCACGCATGTCGTAGCGTTTAACAACTGAACCCGTTTTATCGAGTTGGTCAACGATTGCGTCGCGCATATACTGAGTTGGATTTGTGAATCCAACGTTTGCTGTATGGGCGTTCATTCCGTTCATCCAACGTTCAAACGAGTTACGAACCTTGAAGTTCGTATCGTTAATGACTGTGATTCCCCAGGCTTCAAACGAGCGGTCACCAGCTAATTGAAGCTGACGGCCACGGAAAGGAACCGTGATTGGGGAGATGATTGAGCTTGGAAGCGATGTTGCTTTGACCATGAAAGAGGTCAGTTCTACATCACCTTGAGCGTAGCTTGGGAAAGACATAGTAACTTGAAATAAGTTATTACGTGCTCCACCGCCAGACAGTCTGGCTTTGAAATCGTTAATTGCAAGATTAGGCATATTATTGTTCTCCTATGTTATTTATTAGAGGTTTGGAGTACCAGAAGAGCCAGTACCAACAACTTCGGAGAAGCTTACGCCCGTACGAGTAGCGATAAAGCTCAGGGTGATGAAGTTAATCGCATGAGCTGGCTTGACGTAGATGTCAGCACGGAATTCATTGCGATCAATAATGTCACCGGTATTGTTAGAGCTATCGCAGACTACCCTGAAATCGGTAATACCACGACGGCCCTTTACATCACGGAGATAAGGTTCAACTGCACCACGGAATGAGGCGCGCGTGAATTCATCATTGAGTTCGAAGAGTTGAGCTTTACCAGCAAGGCCGATAGCTTTCTCAAGAACAAGGAAGAGACGACGTACGTTAATACGGTCGAATGCGGAAGGCTTTACCTGAGCGGTCTTATCTCCGTAGAGCATTGGACCAGTTCCTGGGAAGCTTACGATTGGATTGATACCCAGTTTATAGAGAGCATCGCGATCAGCAGCAATTGGGTTATAACCAAGCTTTGTTACGCCGAGGAGAAGACCGCGGGTAGCACCGGCTGGAGAGAACCAAGCATCAGCAACTGTATCGGTACGTGCGCAAAGACCAGCAATGTGGCCAGCAGCAGTGATCCAGCTATAAGCGTCGCTATATTTGTCATACATCTTAACTGCAGTAGAATCCTTAACGATGTAAGAGCTTCCTGCAACTTGATTGAAGTATGTGATTACCGCATCAGCTGGAGATGCACCGAGAGATGTTTCAACCGGAGCAGAAATGAATCCAACGATGTCTCTACGCAGTTCTGCAAGAGCGATAACTGCATCAGCAACGGTATGTGATCCAGTAGCATCACCAGCGGTGAATACCAGATTTACGTCAACTGTTTCAGCATCATTGAATACTGCAAGAGCGGTTACAGTATTACCAGCAGTCACTGCTACATCAACGCCATTGGCCAGAGTATACTCAAGAGCGGTATCGGATGTGGTGTATACTGCATCGGTTTCGATTGCGTCACCAGCACCAAGTGTGCCAGTTGTGGCATTCAACTCGGATGGATGATTCAACCACCAAATGTAGTTAGAACGAGCATTAATTGCTGTTTGATAATATTGTGAAGTACCATCAACTGCAACTGCGTCTGATGCGAGGGAGAGGAATGCGAAGCGTTCCAGAACTGTTCCTGCTGTTCCCGAGAAATGGCCCAGGCTGTCGATAACGACAACGTGAACTTCGTCGAGAGTAGCTCCAACACTTGCTGCAGAAGCCGAAGTTCCTGGAGCAGAATTAAATAAACCTGAGTAAGCCCATGCGGCCTGGCCCGAAGTACCATCGAATGCGTCGCCTGCGGTGCAGATTTCGACAGCAATAGAATTTCCAAGTGCACCTGGGCAACGAGCTGCCCAAACACTAGCACCGCTACCACCTAGATCAATATCATTTTCGTATGATGTGGCATTCTTAATGAGAAGACCGGTTCCTGCCGACGTAGCATTTTTGCTAGAGGCATTGAGAGCACGGGAAACTTTAAGATTGCTTGAATACTTCAGATATGAAGCTGCGGTGAGGAATGAACGAGCTGTGGATGCATCTGGAGTTCCGAATGTAAGAGCCAATTCTTTTTCAGAACTGACAGTACGGATCTCTTCGACTGGACCCCAGCGGAAAGAACCAGCATAACCACCAATAGAGGTAGAAACAGCTGGTACGACGTTGGTGAAGTCAAGTTCTTGGACTTGAACTCCGGGGGAAACGAGAATACTCATAGTTTGCGAGTGTTGGATGTTAAGGAAACATAATACGGATTTTCAGTACATCTATTTATAAATAGCTGCTTTTAGAACATTCCGGTTGTAACTGATGACGTCCAGAGCTCTCCGCCTTCCACGGTATACTGGGGCTTTGAATCTTCGATTGAACTAAAAATACCCACAGGAACAAGTTCGTCCTCGATGACTTTAATTCTATCTGAATACAACATCTGTTTAAGATCAATGTTTGACATTTGAACAAACATATCCGTTGCAACAAACCAGGAGAAAAGTACTAACGTCATAACCATATCATCATGATTGCCGTCGGATGCTTCATAGGAAGATCCATCAGCTTCAAATGTACTTAATTCTGAAATCATATCTGGATCAATGATTGTCAGTTTCTTTTGTTCAATAAGATCTTTTAAATTAGAACATCCAATCCGTTTTGTTTTCTTGGTTGTTGTGATTCCAATTGCACCCGTCTTTACGCTAGATTCCACATACATATTCTCGTATTCTAGATCATAATAGAGACCATTACACACCACGGATCCCTGATCGTTTGATTCAATAATCAGATAGGCATTATTATAGGTCTTTGCATATTTCCAAATAACATCTGGAAACAGCAGTGGAGACATTAAATTGTCGCGAAAAGTAGCAACGGTACGAAATGGCTGTTGCGATATATCAAATACCGTAAAAGTAGAATAATCCTGACCTCTCCCCTTTGCCACATCCACCGTCATAATGTAGTTATGATCGCTCACTGGTTTCTCATATACATTTACTTTATTCTGGGAATAGACTGGATTCTCCGCTTTCATTGCAAGTAAATTCTCAGCGTTAATCAACGTTGATCCCGTACCATGGAATGAGTTGCCGTATTCCTGTTCAAACTGTAACGGAGATGTATTGGCAATGGTCTGATTCTTCCACTTCTCATCGCGACCAGGAACGTCGAACCAGTCCACACGAAACGGTTTGTATTCACTGACTCCCTGCACTGCACTTTCCCAGAGACGGTGGAACGTATTACCCACACCGTTTGCCGTAGAAGTAATAATGACCTTTGACGTGGTACCCGAGGTAATTACCGGGTACGTTGAGGTGTAGAAGGTTGCTGCATTTTCAACGAAGGCAAATTCATCCAGAAACAGAAGGTTAATGGAGAGACCGCGGATCGAAGAACCTGAGGTCGCCGCAGCAATAATGCGAGAGTTGTTACTCAATTCAATCGACCCTTTATTCAATGCCCGGCAACCAGGTTGTAGAAAGAATGGTAGGTTTTCGAGGGCAAGTGTAATACGTGCCAACATTTCACGCGCCGTTGAGCCTTTATTTGCAAGGACTGCAATGGTTTTGTCGGGCTGGAATAAGGCGTACCAAAGAATGTAAATGACGGATGAAATGGACTTACCCGACTGACGACACGCAAGAACAATAGAAAATCTATTATCATTGAAATGACTAAACATTTTTTCCTGATAAGAATAAGGCGTGAATGGAACCAAACCTCGATCCAGAGAAATTACTTTGACATAGGTCTTTGCAAAGTAAACCGGGTCCTTCATGCATTTGAGGTATTCGCTTACTTCGGTTTTTGTGAACTGTTGTTGAACACCATCACGCTTGACCTGCGGGTTACCTAGGTAACCCATCTCAGCATTTTTAAGATGCATCTGTGACATTTTTTTCCAGTGTCTGAGAGATTAAGTGCTTCTGAAGATCAGTGACTGATCCCAGAAATAAATTGTTATTGGTAACTCCAGTTGCAGCAGGAGCCTCATTCTTTTCTTTCTTCTTAATCTCTTTCTTTTGTTTCTGAAGCGCCATCAATTTATCCGTCATATCTGAAGTATTCTTGAGCATAATACTCAGAACTTCAAATGCACGTGGATGCTCGGATTGTAGTGCAAGTTCCATCATACCTTCAATGGCATTATTTGACTTATCCACAAGATCCTTATAGGTCTTGCGGGAGAACTCGTAGTCATCATCAATTTCCCTTTCCGCCTTTGCTTCTATAGCGACTGGTGGTAAAGGCAAAGGGGGCGGAAGATTTTGTTCCAGCTTTTTGAGTAATTCTTCGCTTTTATTCATAATAAAATGAGGTCTTTACCCAGGGTTATTAAACCCAAAATCCGTTTTCGTTTGTATAACCGTATAGTCCTCAGGAGTATCTTCGATGGATCCCAATGTTGTATGGATATTAACGTCGGTTTTTTCAAAATCATTCGTGATAAAATCTACGTCAGTGTACTTAATAATAGATCTACGAGAGATAGGTCCATAGAAACGAATACGGGCTTCGAAATCCAGGGTATAGATGATTGCTCTGCGTGTCGTAAAGTCACCTTCATACGTATCTTCCATCGTCACATTGGTGAGAACAAATGGAACATCCGTCGTCACATTGGACGAATCTAGTTCTTTTACCGTAACGGTATATTCAGGTTGAAAATAAGGAAGAATCTGTTCCATCACCTGAAGTGCGTCATCCTGATTCTTTGCCATAATAGAAAGTTGGAAGTTCATTCTATACGGAGCAAAAGTGCGTACAATATGTTTGGTCAATGTATCGCCAGCATCCATTGAGGTTACGACATTATTACGATTCAACTTAGTAGTTGCATCATATACCATAGTGGTAATTTCAAATGACATGCGGGGTAACTTCATTGCAATTTTATTGCCCTGAAGATCTTTCTGCTCATCGAGACGCTGAAGGAACTTTGCCTTGGGTCCATACGCAAGTGGAACCCGGATCGAATGGATAACTTTACCCGTTTGATCCTTGCGGATGATATTGATATTGTTAAATATCGTTCCGAAGACCGTTACGATCCTACGGATATGAGCGTGATAAAAGTGTCCGCTTGTCATAGATTAATTACCAAGTATCATTGGACCACGCAATACGTTTCCAAATATCATTGGTGCCATCCGAATAAGTGTCGAAGCAATAGTAGATATATCCTGATCCAAATACCACACTTCCAATCGCATCACCTGCAACACCCTTGCTTGTTGTCGGAATACCATCTGTTGGATATACTGAGGCTCCGTTGGTTTTAAATACCCAATGTTGACTACCCGCGCCTAGTCCTAAATCACCGGTCGCGGCAATATTGTCATATCTTAGAGGCGGCGTGCCGGAAACATAAGTAACTGTGCTAGTTACATCTGTTGAATAAACGGGTCCTGCACTCTCAAATGTTTGAACATTAAAAACAATATCGTTAGCAGGAGTGGCTCCGCCTGGAAAAGTTGTTCCGGGTATTGTTAGATCATAATCATCGGGACCATATCCTCCCGCCCCCGCGGCAACACTCATATCAACAATCGTGTTGTCTGGAAGAACGGTGAATGTCAAAGTTGTTTCTCCGTAGGTCACGGGAACAGCTGTAAAGGTCGTCGGTAGATAATTCCAACTTACAGATGGAAGCGATGCCTTACCGCTTGTTCTAAATCTCCAATTTTTAGTATTTGTATTGGTGCCGATAACAACATCGCCGCCGTTCTTTTCAATCTTAACAAACTGATCGTCATCACCCAGATAGATGTCGGTTGTTACAGAATTGCCCGAGATTAAATGTACGTGACTGTGTTCCGAATTACTGATATTATTGTTTGTTACGGTAACAAAGGTACCTTCAGGCATTGCATTAAATTCAAAATTATAATATAATGCCGGATCATTTTCAGTTTGATAATCTGTCGAACGAGTACCAT